AAATACCAAATTATAGCAAATGCCTTTTTTTCTGACATTTTAGGCTTATGTCCACGTGCTATTGATATTTTTTCAGGCATTTCTTCTCCAGTCAGGAAGCGATAAAATTCATTGATTTTTTCTAAATCAGAATCAGTCCTATTATCATTATTTTTAAGTAATTTTATTTCGTCGACCATAATTAGTATTTATTTATGCACAAATTTAAATCTAATTTTTATTAAATGCAAATTAAATGCAAGGTATTTTTAATTTATTTTATGGTTACCTTTATATCTCTGTATTAAAATAGAATACATTGTTGTTTATGTATCTTGAACCGCTCAACCGCCGCTTTAAAATAGTCGGGGTCGAGTTCAATGCCTACAAATGTAAGGTTCTTTTTATCTAATGTATTTGCTTTGTCTATTGCTATTGCAATGCTTCCACTCCCTAAGTGGGTGTCAAGTATTTTAAATCCATCTTTTGCATATTTAGTTAAAATCCAATCGTACAAATCAACAGGCTTTTGAGTTGGGTGTATTTTGCCGTTATCTTTGCGGTTAAGTTCCTGCACCCTTTTTAAATCAATTATTCGCACATTATCAATATTGCTACACCAAGCCAACTCGGCATCTGCAAAGCATCTATCAGGGTTCTTTTTATCCCAAACTAACCAGCTTTTACTCGTTGCATTTGGTATCAGTTCAATAAAATGGTTTGCACCCCAAATAATTTGGTTTTTGCTAATGCGTTGTAATTCAGTAAAATACTCAATATTGGGGGGGGTATTATCCCAGCCATATACTTTGTCTTTAAATTGCTTTCGGCTCGCTCTGTTAGTGCCTTGCTCTGCATTTATTCCATACGGTGGGTCAACAATAGCCAAATCAAATTCTTTGTCTTTAAAAGTCTTCATTATAGCCATATTATCGGCATTGTAAAACGTAAACTGATCGATTTCTATCTTTTCCATACATTTAAATATTATTTTGATAACTCCCTTTATATCCCTGTATTTTTAAAGAGTTTAGCAGAATAACCCATTATTTTTTTAGGTTTTTTCTTCTCTTTCATTTTATTTTTAGGCTTATATTTTGCATCCTTTGATTTTATCAGAGTGATTAAATCGAATGTTTCTACGTCTTCATTTAATATCCTTTTTATTCTAATCCCATGATCCCGGTAGTATTGATTCTTTATAAAATCTCTTTTTGTTTGCTTTTCAGATTCATGGTATTTGCCGTCAATTTCAATAACTAAATTATAAGGACTGGGTAAATAGAAATCAGCAATGCAAAAATTATTCCCGTCAATAAAACCTTTCTGATGAGTAAATTTTATTCCTGCCAGTTCTAATTTGTATTTAAATATCAATTCGTACTTGGTTGCTTTTTGCCTCAATTCAAACACTCTTTTTTCGCAAATCGTTTTTTTCAAATGTTTTAAACCTGGAGTATTGAATATTGTATCTTTTTTCATAATACTATATATTATATTGCTTATGGTGAGTTCTTAGAGTTAAGAGATAGTAAGTTTAATCCTAACTTAAAAAAAGTCGGGTTAAAACTATCTCTTTTTTGCTTCATGGAGCCGTTCCCGTCGCTTTGAGATTCCTCATACAGTTATGGTATTTTGGTTTAAAGGCTGCTTTCAATCGACATAACCGACCGTCATATATATGCGCTCCTTTTTTGTTCTCGCATTTGGCTTTATATGAATCCCACAGTAACCAAATAGAATTAATACGCTGCTGTTAGACCGACCATATTAAACTAAAAAACCTGTACAGGTCGCATCTGTACAGGTAATTTATGCCTAATGGCGTGGCAGTTTTTCAACTGTTTATCTTACTTTTCAGATGCGACCTGAAACGAATTTTCTGGTACAAAGATAACAATATTATTTAGATTGATAATACAATACTGTATTTTTTGTTTTTGTGAATTCTTTTTTAAATCCCTGTTCCTTTAATTTTGAAACAAGCATCACGGAATCATTGTAATTATCTTCTGCACTTTTTGTTCTTACAACTGGCATTACAATAACCTTTTTTTCTTCTTCTGCGACGATATTACATATCCAATCTTCACCATTTTTTACCCAGTTGTTTTTAAAGTCAAAGGAAATAATTGCTATTTTCCCTGAATTTATTCGCCCCACAACTTTTTTACCTTTGTCCATAAAAAAATGAATTTCCTCTTGTGGATATTTTTTAACTTCCACAACTTCTTTTTCTTTTGTTTTTCTTTCAAAAACTGAAAGATCGATTTTGCCTACTACTTTAATGTTTGTTTCCATTGTATTGTATTTATTAGTGTAAAACAAATTTAAAATATATTTATTTAATATGCAAATAATTTGCAACAAATTTAATTAATAAAACAAAAAACCCTCCGAATTTCACAACTGGGAGGGCGCAAATGAATAAACACTTTGTAATGAAAAATTGCTCTGGGTTATTTTATTTCTGTCATTTGGGCTAGGTTCATGAATTCGGCCCAAGGGAAAATATCAACTTTATTCCCAGTTGATCCTTTTACATCTATTTTTCTCCCGGGTGAAATTGTCGAGTGATCCGTAATATATTGAACTGTAGGAATCTCTTTTTGAATATGGTGGCAAACTTCAACCAGTGATTTTATTTGCTCTTTATTCCAGCCATTTAACCCGACAAAAGACGGTGGCCCCTCTAATTCTATACCGATTGAATAATTATTACAATATGGGCCAAAATCTTTTGTTTCTGATTTACCGGCGTGCCATGCTCTATTTTTTAGGTCCACCATTTGGACCACATCCCCATTTTTTGAGATTACGAAATGTGCGCTGGCTTGTCTTAACCCTTCCTCAAAGGTCCGTATACATGAATTAAAAGAACCCGCAACCCAATGCACAACTATTAAGACAGGTTTTTTACCCCATCCGTATGTAAAGTATTTAGCTGGTTTATAAATGTAGTCCATATTATAAGATTATGATTATTAAACAAATAGCGCAAGTTGCAATAAGATATTTATATCCGTGTCTTTGAAAATGTGTATAGAGTTTATCCCGTTTTTCAAGCGATTCAAGGCGATTATCAACCCGGTCAAATTTAAGATTAATATCCGTGCGAAATTTATTTAATTCGATTTGATGATCGACAAGCAACGACTTGAGATTGTTATAGTATTCTTTATTTTCCTCCCGGACGGCAATTTGAAAAACTTTCCCGGCCTCTTGTAATTTAAGGGTAAAATCTTTATTAAGTTCTTCGTATATCTCTTGTGCGCTTTCGGTCATAACTTTTCGATTGTAAAATTTAACTTTCGGATGCTATCATTAGGGATTGTAATTTTTTTTTTAATGTATCTGTAGGAATGGAGTCAATATATAATGGTTCGATTTTTTCGTTGTAAAAATATTCCTGTCTTTGCTCGAGTTGTTTTTGAATATCCTTATAAATTTCGATTTGTTCACGCTCTGTTTTTGCTTGTGAAATACGGTACCTATTTAAGGCATTCATTTGCATTGTGTCTCTTTTACGTGCGAATTCAAGTTGTAAATTAGCTTTTGCAATATCATGTTTTAATGCTTGTAATTCAGGTTTTATTTGATTCACAACCCCGTTAATCATTTGCTTTTTTTGTTCCTCGAATTTTGCATATAACGTAAATCCAATACCTATAACACTCGCAAATATTACCCATTTACCGTATATAGCTGATATTGATTTAAATGATATTGCGCTTTCTTTTTTCAATTCTTTAAGTATAAATCATTGTCAATTTTCCTGTATAAAAATAGGCTAAAAATCATTAACATAAAAATAATTCCAAACCAGAAAATCATATTCCATAAAGGCGTGAATAATGTAATATGTAAATATTTGATAATAACAAATATATATAATACTATCATTGTTGAAGTTAGTCCAATATTATAGGTTTTTCGAACCTGTTTTGATAATTTCGATTTGTCAATATAAATCAAAGAAATTATAAGGCCGAAAAATATACCATACCACAGGATATTCCTTACTTCAACACTTAGGTAAAAAGATAACATGAAGTAAAAAGCAAAGGCAATACAGAACCCCAAAGGGCTTAGTATTGCCATCTTATTATTTGTTGTAATTTTCATTCGCCAGTAACTGGAGCCGGTGGAACTGGATCGGGATATGGCGGCCGTGGATCGTCATCAGGTGGCAAATCTTTCGGCGGGTCAGGTACTCTATAAGTTTTCATGATCTTTTGGGTTTAGGTGGAAATGGATTTTCGGGGTATGGAAAAGGGCCTGAATCGGGTTCTGGCTCATCGGGTAAAAGATTTACAGTTACTTTGACTGAAACCTTTTCAACATTCGCAGATACTTGAACAAAAGTAAATGCAAAAAGGATTGTAAAAACTAAAAGAAATTTTTTCATATGTTAAATTTTAGTAAAGATATATATTCCAATTAAAATATACGACCACCTCGCAATGAAGTGATCGAGAAAAGGAAATCGGATTAAAAGTTTATCCCAAAACAGGTTTTTATTCTTTGCCCAATTGCCAGAAAATGTTCCATACAAGAAGTCAAATGATCCGGCATAAATGAAAGCAGTTGACAAGAATAGATAAACAAATCTTAAGGTAAATATTTCACGGCCAAAAAAGCATCCTGTTAAAAATGCTGAGAAAATTAAAAGCAATTCCAACCAATGCGG